AAGGTTCTGCATTCCAATTCCGCTACGCTCCACGGCGGCAATCTTCACGGGGTTTTGGTCGATGAGCTATTCGTAGTCGATGCGGAGTTAGTTGACGCCCTTGAGACTTCAACTAGAGCGCGTTCCCAACCGTTATTACTGTTTACAACTACTGCGGGGGATGATCCTGAATCTATCGCCGCCGAGGTCCACCAGTACGCTTGCGGGGTACGGGATGGATTGATTGCCGATCCGACATTCCTTCCGTGCATCTATGAAGTACCGGCCGACGCGGATATTTCAAATCCCGACAATTGGAGATTGGCCGCGCCTAACCTGGGCGTGACGGTGCCGGTGAGTGAGTACGAAAAGGATTACCGCGAAGCGCTTCAGGTTCCCCGGAAAATGAGCATCTTCCGCCAGTTCGCGTTGAACCAGTGGGTCCATGCAGCTAAGGCATGGTTGTCATTGGAGCAATGGCAAGCCTGTGGCCAGCCATTCAAACTTGAGGATTTCAAGGGGTGTAAGGCGGCGCTCGGCGTTGACTTAAGTAGTTGCGTTGACACGACCGCCGTTGTCGCGGCCATTGAAAAAGATGGCAAGGTTTATATCTGGCCGGAGATTTTCATACCGGGGGATAACACCGTCGCCGGAGCATTGAGACGCCAGAAGCAGGATCGGGCACCATATCAATTGTGGGTTAAACAAGGATACCTGACCGCGACGGATGGCAACGCGGTGGACTATCGCGCGGTCGAAAAGCGGATCAAGGCGATTTGCGACATTCTGGACGTTGTTGAAATCGGAGCCGATCCGGCTGGCCAGCAGATGCTACTTTCAAATCTCATCGACGCGGGGCTGCCCGTTGTAACCGTCCGACAAGGATGGAGTCTTTCGCCCGCGACGAAAGAGGTTGAACGAATGGTAATCACAAAAGAATTGGTGCATCCGCTGAATCCTTGTTTCTCATGGCAAGTAAGTTGCGCCGCGATAAAGGTCGATGACCAGGAAAACAACTGGGTGGTCAAGGGCCGTTCGCGGGGCCGGGTGGATTCAGTAGTTTCCATGAATATGGCCGTCAATAGTCTCAAATTCGGCAAAGGCAAGGATGCGTCAGGTTGCTCCAATTACTACGAAAAGCATCCAGAGTTAATCACGCTATGAGAGTGAGGCGAGAAAATGGGTTTGTTACAAAGATTGTTTGGCCGTAGCAATGACGAAAAGCGGATGAGTTTTCAAGGCGGGGGCTGGCAGCCAACCAATCCGAATTGGCAACCATCGGATTATCTCCCGCCTACCATCGGCATTTTTAACGCTGTTGGCCGCTCCGATGCGGGGATTGTTGTTGATGAATATAGCGCGTTGACCGCATCCGCCGTTTACGCTTGCGTTAGCGTCATTGCAAATACGATAGGTACTCTCCCCATTCACGTCCAGAAAAAGGATCAAGCGGAAAAGGTGATTGACCACCCGGTTTATCGCCTATTGCACGATGAACCAAATGAGTTGATGACCAGCGTAGTTTTCCGCGAAACAATGATGCTCAATCTTCTGCTCTGGGGGCATTGTAATGCGTTCATCGAAAAAGACCCGCAGGGTATCCCGGTGGCTTTGTACCCACTTCGCTCCGCAGTGACTCGGCCAATCAGGATGTTCGGCCAGCTTCTTTATCTGACACAAGTGGGTACAACGATGATGTACCTGACCCCCGATCAAGTCTTTTCCGTTGTCAACCTGACGCTGGATGGTATCACGCCCATTAGTCCGATCATGGAGGCCCGCCAGTCAGTCGGATTATCATTGGCCCTTGAACGGTTCGCCGCCAAGTTTTTCGGCAATGGATCAAACGTCGGCGGCATCCTGACGCTGCCACCGGGGATGAAACCGGAGGCTGTCGAAAACTTTGTTGCAAGTTGGAAAAAGAAATATGCGGGGCCTGACAATGCATTGAAGATTGGATTACTACCGCCCGACTACAAATTTACCCCTACCAGTACCGACCCTGAAAAGGCCCAGGCATTGCAGGCCCGCGTCAACCAGATTCGGGAGATAGCGCGAATCTATCGCGTGCCACTTCACAAGGTAGGCGATCTTGAGCGGGGCACATTCTCAAATATCGAATTTCAATCCCGCGAATTCGTATCGGATTGCTTGCAACCGTGGTGCGTAAAATGGGAGCAAGAAGCAAATCGCAAACTGTTTCTTGAGCGGGAGAAACCATCGCTTGAGGTCAAATTTGATCTTGACGGTTTGCTCCGCGCCGATATTGCCGCTCGCAACGCTGCCTATATGCAGGGCCGTCAAGGTGGCTGGTTGACGGTCAATGAAATCCGCGAAAAAGAGGGTTTGCCCCCGGTCGCGGGCGGCGATTCATTGCTCCAACCTTTGAACATGACGCCAATCGGTGGGGGCGGCGCTCTTACCGCGCCCACACCGCCGAAATCCGATGTTGACGATCAAGCCCCCGCAAGTCGGGCGCTTATCATCGACGCGGCCCAGCGCGTGCTGACGAAGGAATCAAAAGCATTCGCCCGGGCCGCTAAGAAATTTGTCGGGCATCCCGATGAGCTGCGCGCGTGGGCCGACAACTTCTATACCGCTCACGCGGACCTTGTAACCCGCGCGATGACGGCTTCATTCAAGGCTGCCGCAATCGGTCTGGCGCCCACCGACTACGCCAAGCGCCATTGCGCTGATTCCATCCGCGCCATCGGCGCGGCAATCGACGCTGGCGCCACCGCTGACGATGTAATCGACGAATGGGAAACAACCCGACCGGCTGAAATTGCCGATCAAGTGCTAACCAAGGTGAGGGTTTGAAAATGACAAACGATTATGAAATCCGAGTTGTAGAGGCCAGTGACCTTGAATTGCGAGTCGGCCAAGCCGGCGAATCGAATGGAATGACCGGATACCCGGTTGTATTTGGTGCGCTGTCTGCCGATCTCGGCGGTTTCAAAGAGCGGGTCATGCCTGGGGCGTTCAAAACTGCGATAGCCGGGGGGTTCGGCCATGATATTCGGGCACTGGTGGACCATGACCGCTCCAAATTGCTAGGGCGTACATCGAACAATACCCTGCGACTCGCCGAGGATGCGAAGGGCTTGAGGATGGACGCCGATCTGCCGGATACATCCTACGCGAAGGATACGAAGGTGCTGGTAGACCGGAAGGATATAAAAGGTATGAGTTTCGGTTTCAAGGTGCCGCCGGGGGGACAGCGGCTTGTCAAAGAAAATGGCGTAAATATTCGGGAACTAACAAACATCGACTTATATGAAGTAACAATAACGTCAATTCCAGCATACGGGGCCACATCCGTTGAATCCCGCGTTGATCCTTCCATTGCCGCTCAATTCTCCGAACCGACTCCGCGGCCAAACTATGAGAAGCGAAGTAAGGTAATACGCACCGCCCAAGCTAGTATCTAGCGAAGTATCAAAATCGACATTCTGCAAGATAACTAAAGATTGTAGGTATGATACCGACCGTATGTATTGAGAGGCCGAGAATCAGCTATAGCCGGAGCTTTTGCTGACCACCGATTCAACTGCCTTTCGTCCGCTGGTTCCGTTGTGGGACTGGCAAATCATTTCAAAGACGAAAGTGAGTTGTCTATGTGGCAGAAGATCAAGCAACTGCGGGAAGAGCGCGGCGAATTCCTTGCTAAGATGAAGGCGATCCTTGCGAAGTCGGATACGGAAAAGCGCGATCTGTCGGAAGCCGAGAATAAAGAATTTGACGATTACAATACAAAGGCCGAACAACGCAAGGTCCAGATTGGGCAATACGAGCGGACCCAGGAGCTTGAAACCGAACTGGCCAAGCAGGGCAAGGGTGAAACCCGTATCGGCCGTGATGACCTGAATACTCCCGAAAAAGCAGCGGAAGCGAAAAAGGCTGAGGCCCGCGCCGCGTTCGATAAATATCTGCGGTTCGGCAAAAACGAATTGGCGGACAATGAAACGCGCGCTTTGACCGTGACGGGTGCGGGCGTTGTCGGCGACCGGCCGTTTTATGACCAGCTTGTCTTGGGCATGAAATGGTATGCGGGCGTCCGGCAGTGCGGGGCAACCGTGCTACCGACTTCGGACGGCAATCCCTTCACCGTGCCCGGAATGAATGATACCTCGAATACGGGCATTCTGGTGGGTGAGGGGTCGGATAGTGAAAGTGAGAATGACCCGTCAACCAATACCATTACTTTGAATGCGTACAAGTTTGACTCGACGTGGATCAAGCTCAGCTTGGAATTGATCCAAGATGCGGCGTATCCGGTTGAGGCAACCATCCTTTCGATGGCCAGTGAGCGTATCGGCCGCGCGCTGAATACCTACACGACCACCGGCAACGGTAGCGGTCAGCCGGACGGTTTCCTTACCGCCGCGACTACGGGTATCACGAGCGAATACCACAACGCTATCCAGTATGAGGAAATCATCGACTTCATCCATAGTTTGGATGCGGCGTACCGCAATACTGGTAAGTGCTTCATCATGCTTCACGATACTACCTTGGCCGCAATTCGGAAACTCAAAAACCCACTCGGCCAGTACATCTGGAGCGCCGGTGAAACGGGTGCTCCGAGTGCGATCCTTGATTACAAGTATGTAGTCAATAACGACATGCCCCAACTGGCTACCGCTGGCGCCGGTGGCAACGTCATGGCGTTCGGCGACTTCTCGCGCTATTTCCTGCGTGACGTAACCGCACCGTGGATCGTCCGCGCTGACGAGCTTTTCATTTCCGATGGTTTGGTGGGCTACAAGGTGTTTTCGAGGCACGACGGCAACTTGGCCGACACCCGCGCGGTCAAGCTGCTTACCCTCGGCTCGAATTAAGGGCTTAGGTTTATATCGCCCCGGTCTTACTCCGGGCCGGGGCGGTATTTCACAATTCTCAAGCGAGGTCCACAATGGTCAACGTCCAAATTCTGCAAAACGTGGCGGGCGGCTCCGGCGTCAATTACCCCGCAGGCAGTATCATCAGCATTTCCCCTTCCGGTGCCGCCGACGCTATCGCGCGCGGTGCTGCAATCCCGGTCGGACCATCCCCGTCAGGTAGTCTTTATACGCTATACAGCAATGCGGGTTATATCCCGCTGACTCCGGACCCGTCAGGGTACATCGGTCCAAGCGGCCATATCTCCGGGCCGTCCGTGGGCCAAACTGGTTTCTATCAGAGTACCAGTCCATTCGGCACCCCGCTTTTCACGGTTGTATTCCCCGGACCGCGCGAAGCCGTGTTCGATGTTTTGAAGCTCCGATTACCGTTGTGGTGAACCATGAAAATCCGGCTGACCAAACCAGTGATAGGAGCATGGAAGGGTAAGCCGGGCGATGAGGTTGACCGGCCTGATAAAGAGGCGGGTCAGCTAGTCGCGGGCGGGTTCGCGGTATTGGTCAAGGCCCCGGTCAAGCTCGAAACGGCCACGCTCAAAACGGAATTGGAAACCGCAGACAAGGTGTGACATGGGATTGATCGCGCTTGAACCATCTTCAAACCCCGTATCGCTTGCCCAGGTCAAGCAGCACCTTCGGATCGTCAATGACATTGACATTGCCCCCAGCGGAAGTATTCCGGCATCCAGCAGCGATGATCCAACCCTAACAGTTTACCTTGAGGCCGCGCTTGAGTATGCCGAGACGCAAACCCGACAACAATTTTGCGAGCGCCAGTGGCAATTGACCCGCGTTGCGTTTCCGGGCCGCCATCGTCATTCCGACTATGCCTTTAATGACGGGGTTGCGGACTGGTTTCCGGTCCACAATCTCCACGATGATCGACGTGAAATCAAGCTGCCAAAACCCCCATTGATTTCCGTCCAGTCGGTTCAATACATCGACCCAAGCGGCAACAATCAAACCTTGTCGCCTACCGTCTATACGGTTGATAACACCGTGCGGCCCGGGCGGATCGTACTCAATCCGGGTCAGTGCTGGCCCACTACCGGCCACTACGCGAACGCGGTGACAATCGCTTTTACGGCGGGGTATTCCGACGCCGTTCCCATGATCCTTCAGGAACTAATCCAATTACTTGTCGGCCATTACTACGAAAATAGGGAAGGCGCAATCGACCGGACCATTTCGGTAGTACCGATGGCCGTTCAATCCATCATCAATCAGGAAATGTACCCCGAAATTGTAGGTTGAAATGGCAAGTGTGAAAGTCAATGTCGAATGTCGGTTGAGGTGGTACGCCAGATGGTTACTTATCGTCGCCGCGTTGCTGGCAAGGATCGCGCTTCGCATCCCTCACGGCTGGATCGTCGCGGTAACGAATAAATCGTGGTTGATGCGACTCGATAAGGGCAAGTGGCGACGGATCACGATCAACAACGCGGGAAGGATCGTGAATTAAATGCGTGCCGGTCGCATGCGAGATTTCATTGCACTGCTGGCGCCAGCCCCGACCGACGATCCACGCTTCGGGGAACAACCGGGCTGGACAACTTTTGCGAATGTATGGGCGAACGTAACGCCAACAAAGGGTGATGAGCCGGTGGTCAATCAAGGCGTCCAGACGGAAATAAGCTACACCGTTTTGATGCGGTACATGGCCGGGGTTGATAACACGTTCCGCATTACCTATCGCGGCCAGACACTTGAAATACTTAGTTGCGTAGACCCTGACGGTAGACGCCGACAACTGGCGATTGAAGCAAAGCAAAATGTGGGGGTTTCATAATGGCCGGTGGCGCTACATTGATGGGCGATAAGGAACTGGAAAAATTGTTCCAGACCCTTGGCGAACGGGTAGAGCGAAAGATTACCCGTCAAGCGGTCAATGTCGCGTTGACTCCATGTCTCAAGTCAGCCCGCGCCAAAGTGAAAAAGGAATCCGGTTTACTGGAAGAATCACTTGATAAGAAAATCAAAACCTATCCGGAGTCGATGACGGTGGTGGGGCTGGTTGGACCGAATACGGCGGTATCCGGGGAATATGAAGGCGAATTGCGGGTGCCATGGCGGTACGCCCATTTGGTTGAGGATGGCCACATTGATCGGGCTGGCAACTTTGTACCGCCTCAGCCATTCCTGCGGCCCGCGTTTGATGAGACTCAAGGCCAGATGCTTGACGTTATGGAAACCCGGCTCGGCAAGGGAATTGAGCGGGAGGCGGCCAAACGTGATTGACGTAGCTTTCCTGCAACTTCTTTCCAATGACGATGAAGTGGAAGCTATCGCCGATGGTCGGGTTTATTTTGATGTTCGGCCGCAGGATGAACGTCAGCCGTCGATAGTATTGAACCTAATTTCGGCGACACCAGGTATGACATTCCAAGGCCGGGGCGGTTATGTAAATGGACGTATGCAAGTGAATTGCTTAGCGCCGACGAAATCACTAGCTAAGTCATTAGCTCAAGCGGCACGCGATGCGCTTGATGGCTATGTAGGTACAACGGACGGAACTATGTTTAGTTATATCCTTACGCAAAACTTCCGAGATATACCAGTGGTAGTTCTGCCCGGTGCAGCGACTCCCGCTAGTTATGGCGTATCGGTTGATGCGCTGTTCATGGCAGCAGAATGAAAAGGATGGTGAGTTATGAGCGTAGGTGGCTATGGTACACAGATGGCGTATGGGAATGCACCTACGCCAAGCGGCACAACCTCGTGGACGAATTTCGCAAACGTGATTGACATTAAGAATGCGATGAAGATCGTCGCGAAAGACATTGATACATCGACGCTCACGTCGCCCGGCGAGTTTGAAACGTCCGCGCCGGGCTGGGCTAAGGGCGATAACGTCGAAATGAAAATCCAGTTCGAC